GGAATCTGGCGCAAGAAGAACTACAACGCGAGCGAGGGTAGCCGAGTGGGACATCTCTCCCACGGTGGCGCACAGGCCATGCTGATCTTCGTGAAGAAAGCGAACTACCGCAAGCGCCTGGACTTCTACAACTTCGCCGCTCAAAAGGCGCGAATGTCCTTCGATAAGAACTTCCCCCTCATGTTCGCGCAAGCCATGTACACGGCCAAGTAGGTGCACGAGGCAGGGATATCGAGGCTGGTCGCGCGCCAGCCGGAAGGAGTGATCGAGATGAATGTTGCAACAACGAAAGATAGTGAAGCGATTGCGGGGCGTTACCCCCTCATTAAAAGGTACTCCCGGGCAATCGCCTCCTGCGGGTAATTAGTGCCCCAGCGTTCCGCTAGCGCCAGAAATCAAACTTGATTGAAATCAAGTGCATATGTTTCACGGAGAAATTTAACAATTGCAGTTGCCCAACAAAAAGCCCACCACCAAGAGCACCGGCCACGGCGGCGCGCGGGCTGGCGCTGGGCGGAAGCCGAAGAGCAACGATGATGACGATGACCACTATGTCCGGTTGGCCAAGGCGCGTGCCGACCACGAAGAGGAAAAGGCCGCCATCGCCAGGATGGACCGGCTCGAGCGAGAGGCGTCCTTGGTGGACGCCGCCGAAGTGGAGCAGCACTTCACCGAGATCGCGGCCAGGGTGAAGGCCAAGTTGCTGGCCATCCCGGTGAAGCTGGCGCCCCAGGTCGTGGCGATTACCGACATTGGAGAAGCGGATGCAATGATCAAGGCGGCAATCTATGAAGCGCTGCGGGAGCTGGCGCCATGATGGTGGCCACCCCGATCGCCAAAGCTGTCGCCGCATTCTTCCTGGCGCTGCAGCCGCCGCCCGACTGGACGATCAGCCAATGGGCGGACGAGCGGCGCATGCTGTCGGCCGAGGCGTCGGCGGAGCCTGGCCGGTGGGTGACGGCGCGCGCGCCGTATCAGCGCGAAATCATGGACGTCGCCAGCGACCCGCGCGTCGAGACCATTGTGCTGATGACCTCGGCGCAGATCGGCAAGTCCGAGCTGCTGCTGAACGTGATCGGCGCGCACATCGATTACGACCCGTCACCGATCCTCTGCCTGCAGCCGACGCTCGAAATGGCCGAGGCCTTCTCGAAGGACCGGATCGCCCCGATGTTGCGCGATTCCCCTGCCCTGAAGAACAAGGTGAAGGACGCCCGGGCGCGCGACTCGGGCAACACCCTGCTGCACAAGACGTTCAACGGTGGGCACCTGACCCTGGCCGGCGCGAATTCACCGGCGTCGCTGGCCTCGCGCCCGATTCGGATCGTCCTTTGCGACGAGGTCGACCGCTACCCCGAGTCTGCCGGTACGGAGGGGGATCCGGTAAAGCTGGCCAGCAAACGGACCTCGACCTTCTGGAACAAGAAGATCATCCTGGTCAGCACGCCCACCATCAAATGGCTGTCGCGCATCGAATCGGCGTTCGAGAAGTCGGACAAACGGCGCTATTTCGTGCCCTGCCCTGACTGCGGCGAGAAGCAAATGCTCAAGTGGTCCCAGGTGAAATGGCCGGAGGGCCAGCCGGAGGACGCGCACTACGTGTGCGAGCACTGCGGCTCCTGCATTGACCACCGCCACAAGGCCGCCATGCTCAAGCAGGGTGAGTGGCGCGCGACGGCCCCCTTCAAGAAGATCGCCGGCTTCCACCTGTCCGAACTGTACTCGCCATGGCGGAAGTGGGGCGACGTCGCGCTCGACTTCCTGGAAGCCATGGCTGGCGGCACCGAGATGCTCAAGACCTGGGTGAACACCTCGCTGGGCGAAACTTGGGAGGAGCGCGGCGAATCGCTGGACCCGACAGGCCTGATGGCGCGCTGCGAAGAGTTCGCCGAGGAACTGCCGATCTACGCCACCTCCGTTGGCACCGACGTGCAGGGCGACCGCATCGAGGCCACCCGCATCGGCTGGGGCGAAGAGGAAGAAGCCTGGGTCATGGACCACGTTGTCCTGCCCGGCGACACCGCCCAGCCGGCGGTGTGGGCCGACTTCGACGCCCTGTTGAAAGAATGGCAGCCGGACAGCGTCGGCATCGACTCGGGCTTCAATGCCACCCAGGTGTACGAGTTCTGCGCCAAGCGGAAATTCTGCCATGCCCTCAAGGGTAAGGGCGGGTTCTCGCTCCCGCTCATCGAGGACGAGAAGAAGCGCGTCAAGCGACGCCTGGCGGCGCGCAAGCGGGGCGGCTACCCAGTCGAGACGATCGGCGTCGACGGCGGCAAGGTGCTGGTCTATTCCCGCCTCAGGAATTCCACCCCTGGCCCCGGCCACGTCCACTTCACGAACAGCGGCGATTGCGACGAGGAGTATTTCGCCCAACTCACCGCGGAGAAGCTGGTGACGAAGCAGCGCCTGGGCCGCACCACGCAGGAATGGGTCAAGAAACAGGCGCGTAACGAGGCACTGGACTGCTTCCTGTACGCCCTGGTGGCAAAGCGTCTGGCCAACCTCGACATCACCGCCATCAAGGCAAAGCGCGAAAAAGCAATAGCGAACGCAGCACTTCCGGCCGTACGGCCCCCCCAGCATGACAACGACGGCTTCGGCCGAGAGGAATGGAACCTATGAGCATCAGCAAAGACAAAGCCACCGAGATTCGCAACGACGTGGTGCGCCAGATGCGACAGGCCTTGGGCCTGCATGAGCAGGAGGCCGTTGCGCTCGCCGACGACATCACCGTGAACGTCGTGAAGCGGATGTCCGGCGTGCACGTGCCGGCCAGCCTGATCAAGGAGTACCGCAACGCGGCCATCGTGCGCGACTTCACCGGCAACAATCAAAAGGCGCTGGCCACCCGGTACGGGCTGTCGGTGAACATGATCTACAAAATCTTGTGTAAGAAACGCTGAAAATTCAACAGGGGCGCGCTTAACCTTTGGGGGAACCTACGCGCAGAGGCTTTCCCCTATGGCTTTTACACAAGATGACCTGACCGCGATTGAACGAGCGATAGCATCCGGCGAGCTTTCCGTCCGGTCGGAGAACGGGCGCAGCGTGACTTATCGCTCTTTCGCCGAGCTGCGGGCGCAGCGGGACCTGGTAATGAGGTCGCTGGCCGCCGCATCGTCCGGCACGCCGCCAGCCTATCCGCGCTACCAGCAAGCGGACTTCAGCGATGACTAAGCTGATCGACCGCATCGTCTCCTACATCTCACCCGGCCAGGGCGTTCGCCGCGCACAGGCGCGCCAGTTGCTCGCTTACTACGAGGCCGGCCGCCCTTCCAAGCTGCAAAAGCAGCGCCGCGAGACTGGCAGCGGCAACGATGCGGTGGGCCGGGCCGGCACCACCATCCGCCAACAGGCGCGCCACATGGACCAGAACTACGATCTCGCGTCCGGCGTGCTCAATACGATGGTGGCGAACACCATCGGTCCAAACGGCATCCATCCGGAACCGCAGCCGCGGAACCGGGATGGCTCTATCAACGAGGAAATGGCCAAGGCCATTGCAGAACTCTACGCAGACTTCTGCAAAAAGCCTGAAGTGACCTGGCAGCACGACATGGCGTCCGCCCAGCGCATCGTGGCGCGGACCTGGTTCCGGGACGGCGAAGCCTTCACCCAGACGCTCGAGGGCTTCTCCCCCTTCCTGGATCACGGCACGAAAGTACCCCTGTCCCTGGAGCTGCTGGAGCCTGACTATGTGCCGCTGGAGTATTCCGCCGTCACTCCGATGGTGGTCCAGGGCATCGAGATGAACGCCTGGCGGCGCCCTGTTGCGTACTACGTTTACAAGACAAGCCCGATCGAGAGCATCGGCGCGATGACTGCACAGGGCGGATTCAAGCGCCTGCCGGCCGACCGCATGCTGCATATCGCAACGCGACATCGCATCGGCCAGGCGCGCGGGGTCTCCTGTTTCGCTTCGGTCATGAACCGTTTTGACGACCTCAAGGATTACGAGGAGTCCGAGCGCATCGCGGCGAAGGTGGCGGCCTCCATGGCAGCCTTCATTAAGAAGGGCAATCCGGACAACTACGCCGCGGACGAATCGCTGGCGCCTCGTTCTATGAAGTTCCGCCCTGGCATGGTATTCGATGATTTGCGGCCCGGCGAGGAGATCGGCGTCATCGACACCAACCGGCCGAACCCAAACCTCGAAACTTACCGCAGCGGCCAGCTGAAGGCCGTGGCAGCCGGCACCGGCGCCAGCTTCTCAAGTGTGGCGCGCACCTACACCGGCACCTATTCGGCGCAGCGACAGGAGCTGGTCGAGGCGTGGCCAGCGTACGCCGCCCTGTCCAACGAATTCATCGGCCGCTTCGTGCAGCCGGTCTACGAGAAGTTCATCGCCTTGGCAATCCTTTCGGGGAAGCTTAAGGTTCCCGCCGGCGTGAACCGGGAAACCGTGAGCGATGCCCTGTTCATCGCCCCGCAAATGCCATGGATCGACCCCGAGCGGGAAGCCAAGGCATGGAAGCTGCTCGAGGACAACGCGTTTGCAAGCGGTCCGGAGATCATTCGCAAGCGCGGCGGCAACCCGCACCAGGTACTGGAGCAAGAGCGCCTGTGGCGTCAGCAGAAAAATGCGGCCGGCATCGTGGATCCGCAAATCGCCTTGGCCAATGCCTACAGCGAACAGACCGGTGCTAAGAGCAAGCCAGAAACCGAGCCGAACACCGATTCGGATGATGACGAAAAAAAGTAACCTGAGGAGCCAAGCATGGGTGCGTTGACCAATTACGCCGAAAACAAGATCATTGACGCCCTGCTCCGCGGACAAGCGCTAGGCGCGCCGGCCACCTGGCATGTCGCAGTGCTGTCGAATGCGGCCGATCCTGAAGCCGGCACGCTGACCGAAATTACCGGCGGCGGTTACGCCCGAGTGGCCGTGACTGCCTCGCTCGCCAACTTCTCTGGCACGCAGGGCGCCGGCACCACCACAGCTTCGTCCGGCAGCAGCGGCACCAGCTCCAACAACAACGCCATCACCTACGCGACGCCGAACGCCGACTGGTCAGCGCAGGCGACGCACCTTGCGCTAATGGATGCCGCCAGCGGCGGTAATGCCTGGATCGTCGGCGCGCTGGCGGCGCCCAAGACCGTCAACAACGGCGACCCCGCACCATCCTTCGCTGCCGCCGCCCTGTCGTTCCAGCTCGACACTTAATCGGTAGCGGGGTGGCGTCATGATCACTTCTTCCTACCGCGTCGGGCCACCGCAAGTCGATGGCGGCAGCTACGTGACCGAAACGCATATCGACAACGACGGCACGACGTACAGCTATGAGTGGCTGAACGACGGCACGCTCAACGCCCAGCTGGTGCTGGAAGAGCGCGCACTGCTCATTGAAACGCTGCTGGCCCAGCGGGCCGCGGCCCGTGCAGCCGTTGTGGGAAGCGAGGTGCCTTTAACGCGCCACGATTTCAAGATGCGCTTCACTGCAGCTGAGCGCATTGCCATCCGCGCGCTGGCCAAGACCGATCCCATCGTGGAGGACTTCCTCGACCTGCTCAACACCTCCGGCATGGTGTACCGCGTGCTGGCGCAGCCGGGCCTGAACTACTGCGCCAGCAAGGGTGCGCTGACGGCTGAGCGCGCTGTAACCATCGGTGGCGACTGATGGCCATCCGAGTCCGTTCCACTGACGGCTCAAACTCCGACAATGGCTCGTCGTGGGCGCAATCTAAGCTCGACGTAGCGGGCGCTGCCGGCGCTGATGTGGCGGGCGACGAGATCTTCCTGTCGCAAGTGCATAACGAAACGACGGCCAGCTCCATTGTGCTGGCATGGGCCGGGACCGGCGCCGCGCCGACAAAGATCATCTGCGCCAACGATGCGAGCGAGACGCCGACCGCCAGTGCCACGACGGCCGTGGTGAAGGTCACTGGCTCCAACGTATCGATTCAGCACAGTGGTAATGTGTATTGCTACGGCGTCAACTGGATCAACGACGGCGCCAGCAATTCGACCATCTGGTGCCATCAGGCGGTGCGCGAGCGCCAGCTATGGGAGTCGTGCACGTTCCAGCTGACCAACGTCAGCGGCGTCGGCAGTTTCTTCATCAGCGCCGCATCGACCACGGGCGGCGAGATCATCTGGAAGAACTGCCAGGCAAGGTTTCCTGGCGGCGCGAGCGCGGGCTTGCAGATTAACGGCGACCAGTTCCGCTGGGAGGGCGGTGCCATCATGTCCGGCTCGGGCACGCCGGCGGCACTGTTTACCATGGGCACGAACCGTCAAAACAAGGTGGTGATTTCCGGCGTGGATTTATCGAACCTCGGCACCACGTTCAACTTCCTTGCTGCGGGCAACGCTGGCGTTGTCATCGGCCGCAACCTGAAGCTTCCGTCCGGCTGGACTGGTGACCTGCACAGCGGAACCATGACGCTCGGTGCCCGTGTCGAGCTGTACAACTGCGATTCTGGCGACACCAACTACCGAGTGCGCATCAAAGACTACTTGGGCGAGGTGCGTGACGAAACCACGCTCGTCATGAGTGGTGATGACGCCGCCACCAATGGCACGACGGTCTATTCGCTGAAGATCACGACCACCAGCAACGCGAACATCTACAACGGCCGATTCGAGGTATGTGAACTGTTCTTCTCCAACGATGTGGTCGGCTCGGCCATCACGCTCGAGGTGGAGATCTTGCATGACAGCGTCACGCCTCTGACCAACGCCGATGTGTGGATGGAGGCGCAATACCCCGGCACGGCCGGCGCGCCGCTGGCTTCCTATGTGAGCGACATGAAGGCCGACATTCTCGGCAGTGCCGCGAACCAGGATAGCAGCAGCGTGACGTGGACGACCACCGGCATGAGCAACCCAAACAAGCAGAAGCTGTCCGTGACCTGCACACCACAGGAGGCCGGCACGATCATCGTGCGCATATTTGCCGGCAAACCGAGCTACACGTTCTACGCCAACCCAGACGTGAAGGTA